TCGGGCTCAGGCTCGACGCCGAGGACCAGCCACGCCGCAGGCACGCGCAAAGCATTCGCCAGCTGCTCCAGGACGACCAGGGACGGGCTTTCGATGGTCGCGGTGCCCTCGGACCGGTCAGGGTCCAACGAGCGCTCGAGATGCGTCACGTAGGCGTTAGAGAGACCAGCGGACTCACTCAGCGCCTTTTGCCCGAGGCCGCGCTTCTTCCGCGCGTACCTCACTCGCTCAATCGGGGTCATCCGGGTTACGGTTGTAACCGGGGTTAGCGGCGTAATCAAGTGCTGAACACCGGCACCCCTTTCACGGTTAGCCAACTAAGCGGCATCGTTTACGAAATGCCGCGCGAAATTCTCGCTCACCGAGTCCGCCGCCTGGTGCAGGAGGCCATCAAAAGCGGCCTCTACAGCAGCGAAAAAGAGATGGCCCTCGCTGCCGGGCTGTCACCCCAGTGGTTGGCGAATTTCATTAGCCGAGCCGAGCGAGATTCCAAGGCCACTTTCCGCCAGAGCACTGCAGAGGCCCTAGCTGGAGCCCTCGGCATCAGCCTCGCCGAGCTCGTCGGGAACGCCAGTGCGGAAGACTCCGCTCTCCCGGTCGACATCTACCCGGCGAGGGCCAGGGCCGTTGATGCCGCGCGCAAGCTCGACTTCCCCGCCGCCGCTATCCAAGCCGTGATGCGAGAAAAGCGGGACGACGACCCCCCGGCGATCTATTGGTTCCGTCGGATCGAGGCCGAGGCGGAGCGCATTCGCCCATCCTCCGACCTCCCCCGCCGCGACCGTTAGATCGCGAGCAGCCGCCAGTGCCACCTGTAGCTTTGCCGCGTCCCCTTCAATAACGCGCCAGGGGACTAGGTGCCCCGCGATGCGTCGGAAGAGAACGAGCCGCCCCGGCTCAATGATCCCGACCATTGGACCGGCCACCCTACTGAGGCGAACAGCAACAGCGCAATAGGCGTGTGTGAGGGGCCCAGAATGAGACGGGTCGATTTCTGTATCAAGGGACTTGATTAGCGCGCTAACTCAGGTTACAGCTCTAACCGTTGGCTCACCGTTCCGAGCGGGCCCGCAGCGCCAGGCAACTCCCCTCCCTGCCGCGTTGCGGTCCGGCTCGGGACGGCGGGGCTGGAGGAGCACAATGACACGCCGATTCCTGATCATCGCGTTCGAGGAGACCGACGAGCAGCAGCCCATCGAAGCGGAAGGCGCCGACGCCGACGAGTTGAGCCGCATCGTCGACCGGCAAGCTCGTCCGTTGGCCAAGTGCCGCGAGCTGCTCGAACTGCTGCCGAGGGCGGCGGGAGGGAACAAATGAGCGCTGTTCCCGCGCTGGTAAAGAAGGGCTGGCACTTCGTCCCCTACTGGTCAGCCGCGTTCAACACCTGGCACATCACGGCGCTGAAGAAGTCGTGGGACATCACGCACACCGTCAAACACGCCGACTGGGACGAAGCGCATCGGCTCGCGGCGTGCTGGGCGGAGCAGGAGGAGAGCTTCATCAACGAGGAGAGGCCGACGATTCCGGCGCCGGCGATGGAGGCTGCCGAATGAGCGCGAACCTGTACGTCATCGAGGAGCGGCCGAACAAGCTGAACGACAGCGGCATCCCGCGCGGGTGGCGACTGTCCGATTTGCAGCCGAGCAAGTCGCTGTCTGCCGCACGAGAGAAGCTAGCCGCCTGCGGCAACAAGTACTGGGACTTCCGCATCGTTCGCTACAGGAGGTTCCGCTGATGGCCCACTACATCCCCTACGACCTCATCCAAGCCTTCGCCGAACGGCCGTACGACCATGAGAACGACCTGCGCCGGGCGGATGTGAGTCGCCTCGTCGCGCTCACGAACGAGCAGCTGGCGAACCTGCGCGGCTACGTCTGCCCCGAGTGCAGCGACCGGGACTGCCAGGCCTGCTGTGAACGGTGCGGCGACAGGCATGGTGACATGCTCGAGGTGAAGGCGGACCGGTTCCGTCAGGTGTGCCTGAAGTGCCAGGCGCCGACCGAGTGCGCGTGCGGCTGCGGCGAGACGAAGCCGAAGTATCTGATGGTCTACACCGACAACTGCGACGGTGGCGGCGAGTGGTTCACCGAGGAGTGCTGCGGGACGTCGGCGCTGGAGAACTGGTGAGTGTCCGACCTCGAGCAGCTGCTCGAAGCGTCGCTACTCCGGATCGCTTGGCGCCGGAAAGACATCAACCAAATCAAGGAGAGGAGTCAGATGCCTGACTTTCGCACCATGTTCGACAAGGACTACCTGTACGCCTTCATGCTCAACGGCCGCGAAGTCACGGTCGAGATCGCCAAGGTGCAGGGCGGCCAGATTAAGGGCGACGGCGGCAAGAGCAGCAAAAAGCCCATCTGTCACTTCAAGGGCAAGGACAAGCCGCTCGCGCTGAACGTGACGAACTGCAAGACCATCGCCGCCATGTACGGCAACAACACCGACCAGTGGATCGGGAAGCGCATCACCATCTACCCGACCACGACGGACTTCGGCGGCAAGACCGTGGACTGTATCCGGGTGCGCCAGGGCATTCCGCGCAGCAACGGCAAGAGCGTCCCGGAGCCGGAAGCGCCGCCCGACGAGCCGCCCGATAACCTGCCAGACGAACCGGGGATGAACGGATGACGGAGCCGCGACCTATGCTCCGGTTCTCCGCCCTGAAGTGGATGTCGCGCTCCCCTGCGCACTGTCTCCACGCGATGAGCAATGGCATGGAGGAGACCTTGGCGATGCGGCTCGGTTCGGGTGCGCACGCTCTGCTGCTCGACCAACCCGTAGCGGTGTTCACCGGCAAGGTGCGCAGCGGCAAGGTCTGGCAGGAATTCCAGGACGAGCACGCCGGCAAGACAATCCTGAACCGCCGCGAGCATGCCCAGGCCGAAGCAATGGCCGAAGCGGTGTGGGGCAACCGCGAAGCCCGCCACCTCATCGCTGCCGACGGCGTGGCCCTTGAGCAGCGGCTCGAGTGGCTGCAGCAAGGCGTGCCCTGCTCCGGTACGCCCGATGCCCGCGCCGGTACGTTCATTGCCGATCTGAAGACGACGCGATGTGCCGACCCGGACCGGTTCGCCCGCGATGCGACGTGGCGCCACTACCATGCGCAGCTTGCGTGGTACCTAGATGGTGTGCGACTATCCGGCCTAGGCAAGCCGACGGAAGCCTACGTCGTTGCAGTCGAGTCGACCCCGCCACATTGCGTCACAGTGATGCGGCTGACTGACAGAGCAATCGACCAGGGCCGTCGGCTTTGTCGCATTTGGCTCGAGCGGTACATCGGCTGCGAGCGGGACGATTACTGGCCCGGCTACGTCGAAAGCATCGTTCCGTTCGACGTTGAAGAGGAGCTCGAACTGACGTTCGGCGACGATGAGGAGAACCCCTAGCTTCGGGCCACTGACGGAGTAACACCATGACTGAACTCACTGAAGACATGCTCCGCCTCCACCGCGCTCTCGAGGTCGAGCCGTCCGCCTACTGGAGCGAGGTCGCCGACAAGGCCGAGGCCGTCCAGCACGAGAAACAGGCATACTTCAACCACTGGAAGGCCGTCCTGGGAAAGCTCGAGAAGGCCGAGGCGGAGCGCGACGAGGCGCTCAGGATGGTGTTGGAGGTAGACGACCGCATGGCCAAACTGCGCCAGTGCGTGCGCGACCGTGAGGCCGAAGCGCTCGATGCGATGGCAGAAGCCGACGAACTCAGGGCCTTCGCATCGGACTGTTACAAGAACTGGGATTGCGACGGCGACGCTCACCGGTACGGCACAACGTGTCGAGCCTGTGAGGCAGCATCAATCCTCAGCGCAGGCAGAAAGAAACGTGCCGCGCTCAGCCCTACCGAGCCGGTCCCGTTTGGTCACCTGAGCCGCGCCCACCCGGACGACGAGGCCACCATGAATATGCTGCCCGAGATGCCTGAAACCGCCGAATGCAAGCTCTGCCGCGCAGTCGCGTACCGCGTTTCACCTCAGTGCCCCATCCACGGCACGACCAGGGAGACCCCCTAGCCTATCTGACTGGAGTTTCCCCATGAGAGTCATCGTTTGCGGAACACGAACCTTCGAGAACTACGACCTGCTGAAGAGGTGGCTGGACGGCGTCGCGCAGCACGAGGCCATGATGCAGACCCTCGTCATCGTCCACGGCGCCGCGCGCGGGGCTGACGCGCTTGCGGCGCGCTGGGCCAGGGAGCGCGGCTACTCCGAGGAGGGTCACCCCGCGGACTGGCAGGGCACTGCTGGGCGCTACGCTGGGCCTGCCAGAAACCTCCAGATGGCCCAGGCCGGGGCCGACCTCTGCATCGCGTTCTGGGATGGCTCGTCACCGGGCACCCTCGACATGATCAAGCAGGCAACGAAACACGACATACCGGTGCGCATCGTGCCGGCGACGCTTTGAGCGATGACTGACATGAAACACCGAGGATGGCGGCTGGTCGCAGAATTGGACGCGGTAACACCCGGGACTCACCGAGCGATGCCGCGCTGGGAATCCGGTGTTCCGTACTGCCGCGAAGAAGGGTGCGTGCACTACGACGGCAAGCGCTGCATTCTGCTCGGGCAGAGACCGGACAACATTTGCGAGCCGTCCGTCTCAGGCATGGCCGCGGTGTTGGATAGGCGCGTGCAGCGCGAGGCAGCGGCGACAGACCCCGAAAGCGAAGCGTTGCGCCGCAGACCGGATCAGGAGCCGCGATGAACGAGCATCGCCGCAACACCGTGATCCTGAGCGCGTGGGTTGACCCCGTGCTCCGCGACTACGCACGCGAGGCAGCCAAAGCTGCCGGCATGCCCTTTTCGGCGTGGGTGGGGCGCGCGGTGCAGCAAGCGCTGTCGCGAGAGTCGGCAGAGCGCGCTGCCGAAGCAGCCTTTGGGCGCGGCGAGTGCTCGGCCTGCGGTTACGTGCCCTGCCTGTGCGACCAGCAATGAACGGAGACCCCATGCCCTACGTCGGCAAATCCCAGGACCGCAAGCGCTCGAGCCGAATCCGCGACTACCTCTCCACGACGCACTGTGAGGCGCACAAGCGCAAGCTCGGCCACTGCCGACCCGGCGATCCCGCGTGCATGGTCTGCGGCTGTGGTGGGCTGTGCGACTCGAAGCTACCGTGCCCGATGCAGACGCGGCCGTTATACTGGGGCGCGCTGTGACGCGACAGGAAGCGCTCGCAGTCTACCGCCGCCACGGGCTGCTGAGCGCTCAGTTCAGTGTGCGCGAGGACGTAGCCCTTAAGCTACTCGATCTCGAGGGCACGATCGCGAATCTGGAGCGCCAGGTGCGCCACTGCGAACGCAACCACGTAGACTGCGAGACGTGCGGGAGCAGCCATTGTGAGTGCGACGACCCGTGATCACACTACCTGACTCGACTACCGCGTCAGCACGAACGCGATGATACAGGCAATCGCCACGAGCACGGCGCCCCAGGGCGGGAACTTCTTGGCCATGAGCCAAGCGATGGAGAGCGGTGACACCTTGCTCGGCGGCGGGTCGCTCTGCTGCTTCGGCAGCGCCCCGTGGTCCGTCAGGGTGATTTCGTCGGCTTCTTGCTTGGACATGGCTCGGTTCTTTCCGGTCTGGTCCACGATGACGGTGCCGCCCTTCTCGACGTGGATGTAGTGCTCGGCGGTGATTTCCTCGTCGTCCCATTCGCTGCCCTCGAGCTCGGCAATGACGTCGTCCAGCTCGTCGAGCGGGTCGGGCGGCGCGTGGCCGTTCAGCTTGCTCACTGCGCAGCCTTCCGCCTGAGCTCTCGCACCGCTTCTTCGAGGTCGGCCAAGCGCTGACCCTTCAGAGCGTCTCGGTCCTCGCTGCTCCGGTGGTACTCGACCACGGCCGTCTGGAGCTGCTCGATGCTGGTCCGCTGCGTCCTGAATTCGTTCTTCATCGAACGGAAGCCGGCGGCGATTGTGTTGGCGAGATGCTCTAGGCCCTTTTTCATGGCTCCCTGTCCTCCCTGCTCGCTGAGACCGCATCGAACGCAGCGATACTGAGCGCCAGCGCTTCGAGCCCATGGCCGGCCGGCTCCGTGTCGGGCGCTTCGTCCGGCGGCGGTGGCGGCGAGCTGTCCCCGTTCATCAGCAGTCGCAGGTACTCGTTGAACAGCGACTTGACGGCCTTCGTGTAGGGCGGCTCCGGCGCGGTGTAGTACTTCTGCCGCTTCAGGGCCTGCGAGAAGCCGACCGGGTCGCCGCGCAGCACGTATTCCCAGGCCTGGGCGAACCGGCGACGGAGCAACCAGAGGTAGTCCGCGGCCGCGTCAGTCAGGTGCGCGTAGGCGCGAAACGTCGTCTGAGGGTGCGGCGGGTCGAACCACTCGACCTTCCCGTTGATGACCTCGTTGCAGCGGAACTGGCAGGTATCGCCGCCCCACTTCCCGCCGCCCTTGATGTTGCCAAGGTTGAAGTTCCAGCACGACTTCCACCGGCCCGTCTCGAGCGCGCTCTGGGCCATCAGTACCGCAAGCTGTTGCTCTGCCGGCACGACCTCGAGCAGCCGCAGCCAGGCCGCTCGAAGCGCTCGGGCAACGTCGGTCGGGGTGACGGGGGTCTTTTCGGCTTCGAGCATCATGGCTTCGCTCCGTACCTTCTGCGGTCATTCCACCGCAGCAGCGAGACGAGCAGGCGTTCGAGGAGGAGGCCGATCATGTGCGGACCCTCCAGCGCGCCATCATGGCGGTGCTCAGGCCGAGCATATCGGCCTTGGGCAGTGCGCGGCCGAACAGCAGGAGGCAGCCGAGGCGCCCATCGTAGAACGTGTCCGGGGCTGAGTCAGGGCGGCAACCAAGAGCAAACCGGTTCACCGTGACGGCTTCGCTGAACAGCGTGAAGGACGTCATGCCGAGTTGTTTGCCGTTGACGTAGCAGGACACGTTGGCCCCAATAGAGACCCACGCCACGACCTGCGGGCCAGCTACGGCTGTGACCGTTCTCGCCGCCCTGTTGATGCCGCTCGCGTCGCCCTCCGTGTTGTAGATGTGCTGTCCGCCGTTGACCGTGCTCGTTCCGATCGAGAAGAACCGCGAGTTAGAGACGCCGGAGTTGCCAGCGCCGAACACTGCTGACGACCGGTTCGGCGTGACGATGTCGGCGACGTAGATGAACGTCAGTTCCGCTGCGACGTTGCCGAGAACAGACATGGGCGCCGCCTCGGTCGAGAGCATGTGGTCGCCAGCGCCGTCGAACTTCATGCACGGCAGCCCGTTGAGCCCGGTCGCCTCGTACGCGGCCTGGTTCGTCGCGTTGCCCTGCGCCATCAGGTCGCTGGCGGTGACCATGTTGCGGACGCTCGTAATGGCTCCGGCGCTCTCGCCGAACGTCTCTTGCATGTCGTACCAAGCCGCGCACCCGGGCAGCTTAGTCGGCGGCCAGATGGGGCTGGGCGGGCCTGCCAGCGGCGTCCCGCGCGCGTTCGGTAGCGCAAAGCGTCTCATGGGACTGTGAACTCTCCCGGAGTCTGGTTCGGCGCGAGGCTGGAGCGGTACAGCCGAAGGAACGCCGTTGCGACGCCGCCGGAAGCGACCCGGGCGTGCACGTAGTTGTAGCCGCTGACCAGTGTTGCGCCGAGCGTCGTGGCGCCGACATGGCCGGTGGGGATGCCGGATTCTAAGCCGCCGTACGGGACGCCGGGCAGCATCACGCCGTCTGGGATCGGGTAGCAGACGCCCGGACCAGTCCCCGTAAAGTTCGCGTCAATGCCGAATCCGGTCAGGCCGAGCATCAGCGTCGCGCCCACGTCGTTGGAGCCCCATGCGACGTAGATTTTCGCGCCGTCTGCCTGCGGGGTGATGTAGTGCCCGGCCTGGAACTTGCCGAACAGCGAGGCCATGTTCTGCACGGTGCCAGCGTTGCTGACCGGGATGTTGGCGATTGCCCGCATGCCGGTGGCGTTCTTAAGGGGCAACAAAACGTTGTGGGCTTCGAACTCGCGTATGGACATGTTCTTTTCCTTGTTCAGACGTTGCCGCCGATGCGCATCACAGGAGTCGGCTTCGCTCCGGGCAGCTTGAGCGTGCCCTGTGGTCTGTTCTGCGGCGTCTGTTGCGCCAGCATCTGGTTGGCCTGGTCGATGCGCTTGGACATGCCGCGGTCGAGCGACTTCGTAAGGCCGCCCTCCATCTGGAACGCCAGGTCGAGTTGGCTCAGGACGTGCTCGGGGATGTTCGCGCGCTGCGAGTCGTCGAGATGCGAATGGACGATGTCGGCCAGTGCCATCTGCGACGCGACGAGTAGGCCCGGGTACTGCTTCCAGGCGTACGAGAGCTTGTCGTAGTCGAGCGAGCCGGACGCGAGGTCGTCGTAGACGCTCATCGGGTCGACCGTGGCCTCCCACATGGCGTTGTTCTTGCGCAGGTCCTCGGAGCTCAGCACCTCGTACGCCTTGCCGCGGATGTTCGGCTGCGGCTTGATGAGGTCGGCTCGGAGCGTTGCGAACTTCTCCTGCATGTCGAGCGACGCAGGCCCGCCCAGACCGGGTGCCATGTTGTCGATCGCTTTGATGCCCTCCATCAGCTCCGGATGGTCGTCGGCCGTCGCATACTGCTCCAGGGCGTCCCGGCGCACCTCGTTCTGCTTGTGCTTCTCCTCGGCACTGAGCGAGGCGTGCTTGACGCTGCTGCCCTTGAGGTAGCTGTCGACGGTGAGCACGCGGGTCTTGTCCTTGGCTGCGTCGATGCCGAAGTGCTTGGCCAGGTGCGGAACGTGGGGCAGCTCCTTGCCGCCGATGGCCTTCAGCGCGTTCAGCATGGGGCCGATGCGCTTCGTCACGGCGTTGGCTACGAGGTTGCCGGCCATCGCGCCCGGCCAGCCGCCGATCATGCCGCCGACAGCCGTTCCAATCTGACCGCCGATGTAGTCGTTGACCTTGCTGGATGCCTTGTTGCTGAACCAGTCGAACACGCGCCCGGTCGGACCGCCGTCGAGCGTGACGGCCTCCTCGGCCTTGGCCATGAGATTCTCTGCCGCGCGTAGCTCAGCGGCGAGCCCCTTCGGCGCGGCCTGCCCGGTGAGCTTCGCGGCGGCATCGTTGGCGGCAGCGATGGCGTTCGCCTCGGCTCGGACGACGTCTGGCAGCTTGCCCCGGCCGGCCATGGTCCGGAGCGCATCGCGTGCGAGCTCGCGCTGACCGAGGGCGGTGAATGCGTCGCTCGGGTCGGCGATGAGCTGGGCGTACAGCTTACCGGCGTCCCCAAACGCCTCACCGGTCATGTCGTCGGCCAGGCTCCGGGCGGCCCGCTCGGCAAAGGCCCGGGTCGCATCGTCGCCGGCGGTCGAGGCGGTCTTGCCCAGGAGCCGGACGAGGTCGTGCGCCTCCTTCATCGCCTCGGGGAGCTCGGACTTCATGAGCCGGCTCGAAGCGTCCCGCAGCGTGAAGCGCAGGGCGTCGCCGTCGACCGACTTGGGGAGCTGCGACATGAGTTGGCCGACCCGGCTCTGAATGGTGCCGATGCCTGCCGATGGCTCGCCGAACAGGTCCTTTTGGGACTGCTTGACGAGCTTGGCGATGCGCTTGACGTCGAGCGCTACGTCCAGCCCCGGGCGCCGTTCGGCCACCTTCGCTACGGCCTGAGACACGTCGTCCGAGGTCTTGTCCAGGATGTGCGACCGGTAGAGCACCTTTTGGAGCGGGGTCGGCGGGCGACTGAGCCAAGCGTCCGGCTCGAACTTGCCGGCCTTCTTGGCCAGCGCCTCGCTCATCTCCGCCTTGGCAGCGGCCAGCGCCTGCTCCCGAACGGCAGGGTTCGTAGAAGCCTTCTCTGCTGCGTCCAGGGCGGCCTTCCTGGCCTTCTCCAGCTCGCCGATGACCGACTGCGCCTCCCTGCCGCCTGCCTCTTCTACGGTCACGCCAGCGCGCGCAGCAACGTCGTCCGCATCGCCGAAAGCCTCCCGCAGCTTTGCGGCGTGCTCGGCCCGGCCGTGTAGGTACTGAGCGCCCTTGCCCACACCGTAGGTCAGGCCGCCGCCAACCACAGCGCCGATGAGGGCAGAGGTCGCAACGTCCCGGAGCGATGCGTTTTTGGCGTAGGCGAGCTGAGCGCCGCCGCCGGCGCCTTCGAACGCTCCAGCGCCGACCATGGTTCCTAGACCCGCATGGCCGCCAGCCAACATGCCCGTACCAAGGCCGACCGTAACAGCGCCGCCGACGTGGCTCACCGCGGAGAGCAGCGGCCAGGCCTCCTGCTGCTCGTCGATGGTCCGCTGGGTGCGCTCGTAGTCGCTGAGTGCCGTTTTCGCGTCGCCGGCGTCCATGCCCTGGAGCGCCATGTAGCTGGCCATCAGCTCCTTGCCGGACGCGGCGCCGCCAAAGTCGCGGCCGAACTCCTCGAGCCACTCCGCGCCGGTGATAGCGCCAGCCCCTTCGATGGCCATCGCACCCAGGGCCGCCGGGGCCATGACCGCATCGAGCGCGCCGCGAGCGAATTGGGTGCCGGCGACACCGAGCGCGCCGTGCCGTTCCTCGAGCTCTTTCTGGAGCGCCCGCTTGGCCACGACCTCTGCCTCTGCGGCATCGGCCTGAGCCATCATCTGTTCGATGGCACTCGGTTGCGTCTGGGCGCCAGCCGCTTGCTGCTGGGCCTGCCGCAAGTCCACCGGCCCCGATACGAGAGGGTTGATGGCTGCGCCGCCAATAGCGAGCGGGTTGATGCCAGGCTGGGTCATTCGGCCTCGATTGCTGCGTCTAGCGTTTCGAGTTGCTGGATGTAGGCCTGGCGGGCCGCCTCGCGGGCGGCCGGGTCCGCAGCGGTGAGCCCGCTGATCGCCCTGTCCATGCTGTCCTTGGTCGCAGCATCGCCTTCGACGGAACGAGCGACCATCGGCCCAAGCGCACCGGCCGCTGCCCCGAGCGCCTGCGACTCTTTCGATGCGCCGCTGCCGGTTTGCACGACAGTCCCTGCCTTCTCGCTGACCGATGCAAAATTCTTGAGCGCAACGATGGACGCCCTGATTGCCGCTCGGCGTTTCTGCTTGTCGGCGCTACCGGCCACCTCTGCATCGGTTTTCGGCTTGCTTTGCGGAGCGAGGGCGCCCTTGGAGCCCTGCTGCTCCTCCAGCGTCGCGAGCCTGTAGCCGCCCTGCGTTGGTGCCTGAGCCGGCGTGTTGACGAAGCTCTGCGTCACCTCGCCGCGGCCGGCATCTTCCCAGGCCTTCCGGCGCACAAGGTAGGCGTCCTGCATGTTCAGCGCGGCCAAGCCCATCGTCGCCTTCAGCTCCTGGTTGGCCGTGTTGGCTGCCCGCGCCTCGAATGTCGCGGCCGCCTTCTTCGTGTAGGCCGTGACGAGCGCCTGCCGCGCTAGGTCGCGGTTTCCTTTGGTGACCTCGAGCATCCTCGAAAGGTCGTTCTTCGTGTCGCGCTTGACGTCCAGAGCGCGCTCTTGTGCCGCGATGTGGCGGTCAATTCTGCGCTGCGCGATCTCGAGCGCGTAGTTGGGGGTCTTGTTGATGATTGAGCCGACCGTGCCCAGGCCCACGAATACCGCCTCCAGGAAGTTGGAGCCGCCGTTCGGGTCGATCTTGGTGGTCGCTACTTCCTTCTCGGCCTTGTCGTAGCGGCCCTGAAGGTCAACCACGCGCTTCTCGATCTCCTGCTGCCGTCGAGCCGCTTCCGCCTGCTCGTTCGCGGCAATGACCGCCATCTCCTCCTTGTGCTGTCGGAGCTGTTCGGCCTGGGCGAGCTGTGCGTCCTGCTGGTTCTGCAGCTCCATCCGCCGATCGATCTGCAGGTCGTCCTGTGCCTCTAGGAACGCCGGGTCGACAGGCTGCACGCCCTGGCGGGTTTCGCCGCGGAGCGTGAGACCGCCCTTGGAGCCGGCCGAACCGGGCTGATAGACGCGAATGTCACCCGGCTGTGGGTTGTTCGGGTCTGCTCCCTCTCGCAGTTCGAGGATTGAGCCGCCCTTGCCCTGAGCGAATTGGACGTAGCGCGGAGGCGCTCCTGGGGTGTAGCCCTCTGTGGTGCCTTGGCGCACTTCGGAAGGCTTCGTCGCAAGCGCTGGGCCGGCCATGCCTGTGTCGAGTTTTGCCTGCGCCTGCGTCGTTGCGGCCTGCTCGTTCATCAGCTTACTGAGCCGCGCCGGATCGACAACGCCCGTGCCTGGACCCGCGACAGGCTGCGGCTGGAGTGCATTCGCCGCGTCGAGCCTGGCCTTCAGGTCCAGTGCCGGTTTGCCCATGAGCGTCCAGCTAGCCCCGCTCTTGTCGGTGAACTTGTAAGCGTCCGCAGCTGACGTGCCTGCGACCGCCACAGGCTCGTAACTGGTCACGTTCCCGTAAGCCAATCTGCCCTCCGTTGTGCTAGATTATTAGCGCCATGGACGAGCGCACGATCGCTAGATTCTGGGCGAAGGTGGACAGGCTGGACGCGGCGGGATGCTGGGAGTGGACGGCCCGTAGACACCGGCAGGGATACGGCGAAATCATGATTGGCCGTCGGAAGACCAAGGCGCACCGCGTCTCTTGGACAATTGCGCGTGGCCCGATACCGGACGGTGTGTGTGTGTTGCACCGCTGCGACAACCCGGCCTGCTGCAACCCAGACCATCTGTTCCTCGGCACCCAGGCGGACAACATCCACGACATGGTGCGGAAAGGCAGACAGGGCACAGGGAACCGGAGCGGCGCCCGCCCTAACTGCAAGCTCACGCCTGAGATTGCCGCCGCTATCCGCAAAGAGTGGAGCGAGCGCCCGACGCAGAAGACCCTGGCGCAGCGCTACGGCGTCAGCCAAGGCGCCGTCTCTCTTGTCGTCCGTAAGAAGACTTGGATGTAGCGCCATCAGAGTTCGTTCCCCACGGCGGTGCCGAGCGAGCCTCCCGCTGCTGCGCCGACCGGGCCGCCGAAGTATGCGCCGGCGAGGGTTCCGGCTGCGCCAAAAGCTGCCGCCATCAGCGGGTTGCCCTCGTCCACGCCCTTCGGCACGCCCCTGTCGATGCCGTAGATGTCGGTGAGGTTCTGCTCGTACGCCTGTGAGCCCTGCAGCGCAGCCATGTTGACCTGGTTGGCGAGCTGCTCCCCGCTGAGCGCCATCTGACCGCTGCCCTGCGTCGCTTGGCTGGCGAGCCCGCTCATGTTCGTCGCGTACTCGCTGCCGATGCCTGCGCCCTGGCCGTACATGCCGCCCGCGGCGCCCATTGCTTGGAGCTGAGCCTGTCGCCAGTTCTGCGCCTCTTGGGCCTGGAGCATCGCGGCCTGCGCGTTCGCTCCGCCCTGAATCATTGCCTGCTGTGCCGCGGCGTTCCGGTACGCTGCAGCGCCACCGCCTGCGCCACGACCGGAGCCAGCAATTGCGAGCTGCTGCCGCATCGCTGCCGCGGTGTTGGCTTCAAGCTGCGCCTGCGCCAGGGACGGCCCCGGGCCCTGCGCGGCGTACTGGTTCAGCGCATCGGCCGTGCCGTACAGGCCGCCCAGCCCGGTGCCCATGTTCTCCTGACCGACGCCGGCCTGACCGTAGTAGGCGCCGCCCATCTGCTGCAGCGTCGTGGCGGCCGGGGACACAGCGTTGCGAGCCGCTGCGACCGCATCGGTAGCGCCGCCAGCGTACCCGCCGTACATGTAGTTCGCCTGCTGCTGCGCGACACGCTCCGCCGCGGTCTGGTCGTAGCGCACGGCGGACCGGTTGTAGGCGCCTGGGTTGCCCCACAGCGAGCCCATGTTCGCGCCGGAGTTTGCGACGTTGGTTTGCGCCTGAGCGATAGCCGCGTCGCGCGCCGCCTGCTCCTCTGGCGTCAAAACCTGCGCGGCCTGTGCTTGCTGTTGCTGCTGAGTGTACGGGTTGGAACCGTTAAATCCTCCTCCCGACATGGCTAGACCCTCTCTCCGACGTTCGGTCGGCGTAGCCCAGGCTCGGTGTCGACCTCGATGCCCAGGGCGTTGATGACGTGACTCGGGACGAACGTGCTCGGCTGCGAGTCGTAGATGGTGAGTTGGAACGCGGTGCCCGCTTGCTGCTTCGGGACAATCTCGCGGAAGAATGCGCCGTTGCCAGAGCCGCTGACTGCGATCTGCTGAACGACCTGGACAGACTCGTCGATGGTGAACACGGCGTTGAGTGGCGGCCCGTTCGCGGCGCCGTTGAACGCGCCGAGCACACCCACCCGACCGAGCCTGCCCTGGCCGAGCACCCCGAACGGGCGCCAGTCGCCGAACTCGATGCGCTGCTCGACCCAGGTGGAAGCGCCCTGCGAGCTGTAGTCCTGGTACTGGCTCACGCCGAACTGGCGAGCCGGGACGTGGGTAGTTGCGCTCCACTGCGGCAGGAGCCAGGTGAACTTGCCGTCTACTGCCGCCGCTGCCCCGACCTCTCCGTCTATGTCGTCGAGCGACCACGAGCCGTAGCGGTTGTCCCGGACGGCAACGTAGGTAGACGCCCCGGGCAGGTCCGCACTGGCCAGGACGAAGTGCGTGCAGTCGTCGTCAGCGTTGGCCGCCTTGAACGCCGCGCGTAGGTGCGGGAAGCGCCCAAGCGTCTCCTGGATCGCGTCGCCGTCCGGCTGGGGCGGGCCGAAGCCACGCGGGAGCAGCCAGATGGTGCCGCCGCCCTTGTACATGAGGCCTTCTGCGACCTCGACAACATGCGGCGAATCGGCGCCCACCGCTGCGGGTAGCTGCCGCGGGTCGCTGAACGCTCCGACGCCTTGATCGTTCGGCCCGTCGCCGGTGACGATGTAGATGGCAGAGGCGCAGAAGATGACGAGCGCGCCATCCATCCAGCCAAGAGCCGTGATGCGGCTCGGAACAGAGATGCGGAACGTATCGTCGTCGACGAACTCCCACGGTGCAGTCGCCACGTAGAGCTTCGAAAACTGGACCGTGTTCTCGCGCCAGCCGACCGTGAAGAGGCGCTGGCCGCCCTGGCACATGAGCCGTGCCCCGCTCGGAGGCTCGGTCGGCAGGATGTCCAGACTCGTGTAAAGAACGTGGTTCGACGCGACTGTAGTGTCAGCAATGATGTCGTCGTACGTCGTCGAGACATCGTTGACCGACACCGCGTCGATCGCTCCGGTGCTGCCCACGTAGTAGTAGGGCCCGCCGTTCCAAGAACGGTAGACCTCTGCCACCGGGTTGCCAGACATGCCGCCGACCTTGACCGAACCGCTGAGCGTGGCGATGCGGACGCGAGTCGTAAGCCAGATACCAGTCGGGGACGGGCTCGCTGCCTTAACTGCGCTAGGTGCTCCCCTGTGAACGCGCCCGACCGAATCTTGCCAGCGGTACAGCGCACAATAGTTGTACTCCTGCCCGGCCGTGAGCGCGCCGCCAGTGGCTACGCCAACGTTGAGCGTGACGGCAGGGTAGTGCGGGAACCCGTTCTCTGGGATTTGCACCGAGTAGGTCGGGTCCGCGGCCTCAGCGCACTCCTGCAGCGCACCACCGGAGATGTAGAGGGCGCCGCCGCTCTCGTGCGCCGCTCGGTGAGCCGCCGCTATCGATTCAGACGGCGACGCATCCGACCAAACGACCACATCGATCCCGGATAGCGGCCCCGGGTCGTCCCATGGGATAACCGTAACGTGACGACCAGACCCAAGTGATGCCACCTCGGGGACGTGGCGAGACTGGCCGATAGCGCTCTCGTAGCCAGCGCTGTGCTCGTAGCTGATGGCGTCCGCGAATGCGTAGACCGCGGAAACATCCAGAATAGTGCTCTTAGGCTGGGTCTGGCCGGCTGCGTACCCGGCCCCATTCTGCGCCCAGACGAGCACACGCCGCTGCCCTGCCGCCCCGTATGTCCACGGTTTCGATGTCGTCCCGTAGTGCCAATGTTTGATCGGCCCAACCGTGACGGCCGACGTGCTGATCTTGGCGGTTACGGTGAAGATCGTGCTAAGCAGCGGCTCCGTGTCGGAATCGGTGCCGCCAGCGATGATGAAATGCGTGTTTGTATCCACGCGCACCACTCCGCACTGATGCGCATAGGTCTCAGCGCCGGCAGCTGCACGCACGTTGAACGCGCCGCTGTTGCTCAGGCTCGACGTGGTCGCCACAAGCGCCTTCAACGTCCCGCCGCTCACATAGGCAACGCATACCCGCTCGCCCTCGAATGCGGTGATGCCGATGCACGTGGCCTCGGCTGGAGTCGACACGGCGTCGTCCACCGCCGACGTGGTCCCACTCATGCGCCGAATGCGCATCACGATGGACGACTCTGGATAGGCGATCACCCAGGTTGTTCCGCCCTCGACCGGCGCAGCATCGAAACGGCTCGTCGCGGAAGCCAGCGTCGAGCCGAGCGTTGTTTCTGAGCTGAGCGTCAGGTTCGAGCTGATGGTCCTGACCTCGATGTCCGTCCCGCTGCCGCCCGGCTCGCGGGTGACGAGGTATAGAACGCTGTTCGCGTAGACGAGGCGCGGCTCAGCTGCGTCAGATAGGCTCGTCCGCCTGAGCACGATGCCATCGGGATCGATTTGGTAGATCGTGACCGTTGTGCCGGCCGTGACGTCTGCATAGGCGAGGTAGAGCAGCCCGCCGACGACTGCGCAGGTATGCTCCTGCCCCACGTCAGCGGCGAATGACGACGACCCAGACGCTGCCAGCGCAACCCCGAAACGCCGCTCCGGAACGCTCACCCCGTGGCGGCCTAGCCGGTCCCATGTGCCGGCGGAGTTCTTGCGGTACATGTTGGGGGCAACGAGGTTGCCAAACGCGACGTCGTCGGCGCACACCACCGGCTCTGACGCAATCTCTGCTACCCAACGAGCGGTAGCCGCCGGGGGCAGTCCGCTTGCACCGATACTGCCCGTCCCCGGCCGCTTCTCGAACCGTGCAGCCCGCCTCGTACGGACGTTCACCAGCTTCCGCGGCGTGCCCATCGGCGCTAGGCGCGGGTCGACGCTCTCGTTCATCCCCGGCTTGATGAGCACGTCCTGGTACTTGTCGGAGTGCGCCATTAGACGGAGTACTCCATGAATACGGCCTTCACGAAGAGGTCCGAGAGGACAGACCCTGCCCCCTGCCTCGTGCCGCGGATTAGCAGGACATCGCCAGGCTCGAAGATGCCGTCCGAATCGGTGCCGTCTACATCGAGTCGAGTCGCCGTGCCGGCCGTGATGGCGCCGGCGTCGTAGTTCGTATCCGTGCCGATGACGCCGCTCACGGTGCCAGCGCGCAGCCGGCGCATGCTGAGCGACGTGAAGTTGGCGCCGCCGGCCGGCACCGCTGCGACGTTCGTAACGTACGCCTCGACGAGCCGTAGCCGGTCCTTCGAGCAGTTGCGCAGGTACACATCGACCGGAGTCGCTGCCGTCGTGTCGATGGAAGCAACGAGCGTGTCAGGCCCGGCCAGGCCCCCATGCACGGCGCTCACGCTGCCAGCGTCGACCGCCACGCTGAGCGCCGTTGCGCCGCTCGTGGTCAGCCGATGGCCGCCTAGGTCGTTGACGTGCGTGGTCCCGGACGAGCCGTTGTAGGTCAGCCGCAAGTCAGTCGGCGTGACGGTCGTGTCGCCGTTGCTGACGCGCATGGGGCCGAGCGTGACCGTGCCGTTTTTCTGGGCCAGGTCCTCAAGCCAGACGCCGGACGCGACGCCAGACCCTGCATCGTCGGCCGAGTTGTAGCCGCTCACGGAGCACTCGATGTCAAGGTCCGTGGGGCAGCTCACGCGAACGCCCGTGCGGGTGCTGTTCACCACATTGATTCGTGCTCGCCCTGAGAGCTTGCTCTCTGCCAGCGGAGCCGCACCGAGTCGCGCCGAGCGAAGAATCACCGCGGCGTTGTTGATGCGCGCCGCCGACCCGGTTGTGACGTCGCGCATGTTGATGTCGAGGTCCAGATTCTCGCCCTCGTAGACCAGGAACAGATCCGTATCCGTCAGGTGGCACCGGACGGTGATGTCACGCATGTGGTCGTCGATGCCGTCCCAGGCCGTGCTCGACGTCCGGTCCAAGTTCAGCTGAATCGCGCGCAGGTCGTCCGAATGGATGTCGTTACCGACCACATCGAGGAAGATGCGCTTGCTGAAGACAGGCGCAGTCGCGTTGACACCGGACGGGAAGTTGACGCACCACTCTGCAAATGTCGGATGCCCGTCGAGCTTCTGGTAGACGATCGCTGCGTTGCCGACGCTCTGGCAGCGGAGCTTGAAGTGTCCGTCTTGAACGCTCGCGATGTCCAGACACTGCGCCTCTCCCACGCCGTTCACGCACGTTACGTCAGCGTCTACGAGGTAGCAGGGGGCGTCCATGTCGAAAGCCTCCACGAAGCCGTCTACATGGCCTGAGAACTTGAGCCCGGTGACGTACCCAGCGAACAGCACCTGTGTGATGTTCTTCGCGACGATGCCCGGCATGCGCACGTTCTGGCTGTTCAACACCTTGAGGCCACGACCGCGCGTGCTGTAGCTTGAGGTGAATACCGGGCGGTCGATGAGCAGGTCGTCCACGCCCACCGCAATCACCCCGTAGACGTTCACGCTGAACCCTGATGGCGTGAAGTCGAACGTGGGCTGTATCAGTGCGACCCGCTCGACCGTGCCGACCGTCATGTTGAGCGCCGTGCCGAACATGGCGTAGTGGTCGGTGGATGGCGTGCCGGGGAGCGGGCAGAACGTGGCGTCAGTGCAATCCAGCGTCACGCCCGATGCGAGGTAGACCGAGACCCGAACCGGGGCAGTAGTGCCTTGCAGCGGCATGGCCCAGGCCACACCAGCGCCTGGCGCCATCCCGTAGCGGCCCGGGCGGAAGCGCACCGTCTGAACGATGCCGGTCGCAGCGTACACAGCCCCAGCAGCGTTGATGGCACGCTGGATGCCCGGCGCCGCGTCCACGCCAGTCCCGACCGCGCCGTAGTCGTACGGGTCGAACGCAGCCGGCCCGGCCTGCCCCGGCTGCAGATTGTCGATCTCTTCATCGACGATCTGAACCAGCCGCATGATGTCGCGGTCCAGCGTCTGCGGGCTCGACGTGTCGACGCGGCGGATAGCAGAGAGCTTGCTCATCCCGCCCGCCTCCGATGCGCCACTGCACCCGGCGGGTTGTTCTCCCTGGGGAGCGTCGGGTCCTCTTCGACGCCGTAGACAATCGGAACGCCCCGACGGTGCAGCTCCGGGAACACGTCGCGCCAGACCGTAGCGAGGCCCTTTGCTGCGGCCTCTTGCGCCGGCCTGCGCTGCACCCAGGAGCGGTTCAGGTAGTAGACCCGGTCGAGCTTCACCTCATCGGGCGCCTCGCGGTACCAGCGACGCAGAACGCGCGCAGCCTGGCAGCCCTCGAGGATCCAGCTATCGAGCGGCCGTAGCCTGTCGATGACGACGCTCGGCAGCTCGTCCCAGGGCGCGTCTCTGAAGTTGTCGGTGGCGAGCAGTGCGCGCTTGCCAGTAGAGAACAGATCTCCGCCGTACTCTTTGACGAGCCTGCTGGCCAAAGTCGATTTGCCGCACCGCATCCCGCCAATGATTGCGATTCTCATGCGGCCTCATGGGGGCGGTAGAGCACGGCGTCGGGCGCTGCCAAGCCCTCCGAGCCGTTCGGCGAGAACGTCCCGCCCGATGAACATGCCGCCCGCCCCGGTGACCTTCTTTGCGCTCGAAAGCACCTCGCGGTACTTCTCGTCACGCATCTGGACGGCCATCGCGAACGCCTGCGGGTACTGGTCGCGCATGATGAGCCGCGCCACACAGTCCCAGACGATGAACTCGTCGCCGCCCTCGACCACAGCCAGGACGTCGTTGTCGTTCACGAGGTCGGCAACGACCGGCAGATACCAGACCACGTAGGGGTAGGCCGTCCCAGCCGCGGGCAGGATGGCAAGCTTCGCGGTGTTCAGCGCTGCCCACGCCTGCGGCACACCGCGCGAGCTCGTGCCGCCGTAGTCCGTGATGGACGTGAACGGCACTTGGCTCAGTGGCAGCACCTCGGTCTGTACCGTGACGTGCACGCCGAAGCACTGGACGATGCTCGGCGCCACCTGCGTCAGGTCGAGCACGTAGAACGGGTAGGGGCTGGTCGTCCCCGTCCCGAGCGTGCCACTCGTTGACGTCAGGTAGTGCTGAGCGCCATCGATCGAGAGCTGCCGGCGCAGGTGCCGGTGACTCTGGTTGGCGAGGCGGGCCAGAAGCGTTGCGCTGTGACGCGCGGTCGCCCCGTTGATGTCCGCCTGGTCTCGGATGTCGGCGAGGACTTGGCTGAGGAAGAGGGTAGCCCCCACGGGTTACCCCTTCCCCAGCAGCGCGGAGAACATGTCGTCCCCGCCTTTGCCCTTCTCCTTCTCAGCTCCGTAGTCGGTCCCCATGCAGGCCATGATGGCGTTCTTCAGCGCAACGCGGCGCTCGCTCATCGGCAATGCCGTGTTGAGCGCCGCGTCGGCCTCCATGTCGAACTCGTCCGTCGGGGACTCGTCCGTCTCCGGCGCCATCTCGTCGGCCGTAGCCGGCTCGTCGAGCGCCAGAGATTCCGCCTCAGGCTCTGCTTCGTAGTCGTCCATCAGTACGGGACCAGGGTGTTTCCGTCGTGTTGGTGCTTGGAGGAGAACTCGAAGTCGAGCGTAACGACCGTGCCGGTAGCGGGCGCACAGGGCAGCAGCACGCCGGTCGAGCCGACGGGCTGCGAGATGTGCAGCATCGCGAAGCCAGTAGCCCCGACGATGCGGCCCTGTCCCGTGATGCCTCCCACCGACACGTCGCACTTGAAGCCGGTCGGCACGGCTACGGACGGGTTGATCCGTACGTGAGCCATGTTCGGGAAGGCGATGCCGTAGATGCCCGTCCCGAGTCGCCCGACCGTCACGCCGTGGTTGTGCAGGCCGAACTGGGTGGCGACGATACCCGTCGAACCACCCAGCAGGACCTCGTGCTGACCACGGATGACCGGCAGCGCCGAGCCGCCGACAGCAACCGTTCCAGCGGTCTGCAGCGGATAGCTGCCGGCCTGGTCGAACTTGGCTCGGACTGCCCTTCGTACGCGGTCTTCAGACATGGCGTTAGCTCGTCAGCGGCACTCGACCGCTGTTCTTGGGGGCACGGCAGGCGAGCAACGGGTGAGAGAGCAACCGGTACTCGTAGTCCGTGCTGTTGTAGACGCGGAGGATCTGCAGCGAGTCGCCCGACTGCGGGTAGAGCAGCTCGCCCATCGAGGAGATCCAGAAGTCCTCCATGCGGAAGGCGAAGAACTGACCCTTCGGGCAGTGACGGTCGCAGTAGATGGGCAGGTTGCCGCCCGCCACCGCAACGCTGATGCTCGCATAGCCAAACTGCGCCTCGCTCTTGCCGAGGTCGCGCTGACCACGAGCGGCCATCAGCGTCTGGAGAACGTCGAAGTCCTCCGGATGCATGAAGCCCGCCGTGGGCATCTTCGCCTTGTAGCGACCCTTCATGCGGCTGATGAGCGTCTTGATTCGCTCCTCGTAGGTCTTGCCGCTGAGCTCGGCGTCCGGCACGCGGCAGCCTGCGAAGCGCTGCGGGTCGGTCGCACGGGTCGCCGCCGAGATGCCCCAGAGAGCCGCCGGCGCATCGGTCGCAGTGATGAAGGACTGGATGCCCTTGATCACGACGGTGCCGGTGTCGCCGAAGAAGTCGCCCTCGCGGAACAGGTAGTTGCCCGCGGCCAGACCGGACAGGTCAGCCACGGCGATGACGATGGTGCCGGTGTTGCGGTTGACCGTCGTTACGATGGTCTGGTCGGCCGAGTCGATGAGCGCGTCGGTCGTGACCGAGCCGTCGTTGGCCGAGGCCACGACGTACATGTCCTGTTCGAAGTTTCCGATCTGCGCCGTGTCGACGAGCGTCACGTTGTTGCCGCTGATCGCAGCGATCTGACCGAGCGCGTTGCCGCCGTTGCCCCAGGTGTAGATGCTGAGGTTCTCGCCCGCGGTCTCCCACAGGCCATCGATTTCGACGCGCTTGTTCTCGAGGAACGCGCCCTGATTGGTGCGCGTCGCCATCAGCACCTTCTCGCCGATGCGGACAGTGCCGAAGTAGTCGCCCGCCTCGATGTTGAACTTCGCGGCCTTGGTGACGGAGTTGTTGGTCTGCGCAACGGTGAAGCTGCCGCCGACGCCCTGCGGGTTGCCGTACATGATCGGTACGGGCATGACGTCGCCGACCATGTCGGTGTCGCCGTTCTTCCGCAGCATCCCGAGCAGCGGGTTCTCGGGGTAAATCAGCTCCTCGACGATGGAGGAGTCTTCGTATCGCTCCTTGATGAGCGCATCGAACGTGGTGAGTGTAGAGCCAGCCATGAGAAATCCCTCGCGACGTGCGTCGCAACGCGGTGTTTCTCGGGTTTGGCTTTGGCTGCCCGGGCAGCTCTCACGGGTTTACGCCCGGGCGTTTGAACTGAGCAATGACAGCACAGACCGGCCCATAGGTCAAGCCTATGCCTCGCGCGCGGCCTTGCGGTCCTTGTCGATCGCTTCCTCGAGCCGGCGCCGTTCGTACAGGTTGCGCTCCTCGCGGCTCATGACCTTCGCGCCGCTTGCCTCGACGCCGCGAGATGGAGGTACCGGTGCGCTCTTGCCCACGGGCTTCTTCACCGGTGGAGGCGCTGCGGTTTGGCCGCCGAAAGCCTTGTGTAGCCTGTCGTACAGGTCCTTACACTCCTCGCGCAGGGTCCGTTGTGTGCCCTTAGCGGCCATGCCGGCGATGCGCTCGTAGGGCAGGGCCGTCCCGTCCCACTGTTCCTCTTGGATGCGCAGAGCGGCGCTCACGAACATGGGATGGTCGCCCATAGCCGAAACCAATGGGTCCTTGCTCTGCGGCATCTCCGTGGCGAACTTCTTCCAGACGGCCTGGCGTAGCTCGACCTGCTTTTGCTGTGCGGCGGTACGCTCCTGCTCGGCCTTGGCCTTCGTCTTCTCTTCCTCTTCGCGTGCGGCCCGCTCCTCGAGCTCTCGCAGGCGCTTGTAGTTCGGGTCGCTGATGCGCGCGATGACGTCTTCCTGGAGCTTGTCCCAGTTCTCGAAGCCGAGCTCCTTGGCCAGGCCCTGGTAATCGCCGTTCTCCTTGGTCTTCTTCAGCGACGAGGCCCACTTGATGGTTTCCTCGGCTTCCTTCTCGCGCGCCTCGAGCTTGGACAGGCGCTCCTGCTCGGCCTGCCCCAGCTTGCCCTCGCGCTCGCGCTGGTACTGACGGAACTTGGCACGTTCGGACGGCATGACCTTGCCGGCCTCCACCGCCATGCCGAGCTCTTTGGCCAGGGCGTTCAGCTGCTCGAGCTTGGGGTCGCCGGCGGGCCTGACCACCTTCTTGCCGTTCGGCTTCGGTGCGGCTGGTTCCGGTGGCGCCGGCGCTGCCTCGGGCGTCTCCGGCTGTATCTTCCCCTCAGCCTGGAGCTTCGCCTCGTGGCGCCGGAAGGCGTCCGCAAAGCTCTCCTTGGGCGCTTGAGCGGGCTCGGGCTGGGCTGGTGCTGCCGGCTCTGCTGCGGGCGCTGTAGGGGCTGCTACGGGTGCTGCTTCGTCACTCATGCTGCCATCACCGGGGGAGGCACGGGACCGGGCGGCAGCATGTCAGGGCCGACGCCAGGAGCGCGCATGGGGAGTTGGTCGGTGCTGGGCGGGGGAGCGCCCGGAGTGCCAGGAGCAGGAGCGCCTGGGGCTACTCCGCCCGTCATCAGCGCATCGAGGTCGTGCATGTAGCGCACGAGCAGGCCGATGCTGAACTCGGCGGGCGGCCTCTCCTTGGGCGGCAGAGCAGCGGCATCGATGCGAGCACGTGCCCAGGCCGAGGCGAACCGCTTCATGGCGCCCACCTTGTTGAAGATGAAGCCCATCGGCGGCTCGTAGTCGTACATGTTCCAGGTCTCTTCGTCCGCGTCCAAGTACCGCTCGATGAGCATGTCGATGTACTCGGTCTCGGCGTTCTCGATGTTCAGCTCAGCGTCGATGTCCGGCTGACCCATCAGCTGCTTGGCGGTCTCCTGGCTGATGAGCCCCGCCGCGTACCAGTTCTGAATGGTCTCTTGCCGTCCAGCCGGGTCGTGCGGGAGCGCTGCGGACGAGGCCACGTTGATGTCGAACGCATCGTCCTCGACGTCGTTGTCCGCCCACTTGTAGGAGCGAATCATCGTCTTGCCCTGCCATGTGACCGCGAAGTCCTTGTCCTCTTCGGCGAGCTCCCGGAAGCGCCAGACGTACTGGTGCGCGAGGTCCACGTAGGCCTGCTCGTAGCGCTGGCCCTTCGGTAGCTGTCGGCCGGCCTTCGTGTCGTTCAGCGTGCGGATAGCCACGCCGCTCTCGATGCCAGGCTCGCGACGCGCAGCAGCGCTGACCTGGCTGATGCCGATGCCGTCCCAGAAGTCCCTCTTCTTCTCCTTGAGATAGTCGAGCTCCATGGGGTTGAACGCCACGGAGTTGGACTCGGTCGGCGGGGTAGGCCCACTGTACTTGACGACCTTGTGCGCCTCGTTGCTGGCCACGTCGTTCGGGTTGACCTCGGCGCCCTCAGGGACCCATGTGGTCTTGAACGACGCGATGCGCTCGCGGTAGCTGAGGCGTAGGTCGAGGTCGCCCGCCTCGAGTGCAAGCGTGCCGCCCTCGTCGACGATGCCGGCGCCCCACGGACCGTCCCGGTGCGGCTCCCAGATGACGAACACGAACGGCGGCATCGGTGCGGCCCATTCGCCGCCGTCCACATACTCGCCGTTGATGACCGCGCACCACACGCCCGGCTCGTCCGGACCGAACGGCATACGCCAGGCGTACTTGATCTCGATGACCTTCGTTGCGCGTAGGCGCTGTGTGGTCGGCTTCTCCCCGTTCCACTCGTACGGCTTCGCGTTGAGGATGGCCTTCTTCGCCTTGGGCCACTGCTTGAGCGCAGTGGTCTCGTCGATGGGCTCGCGCTGGAACCAGCTCTTTGGCTCGCAGCCCTCGGCCGGGTCGGTGAAGATGTCCGGCGTCGGAATGGCCTTGTGCGTGATGCGCTTCTCGATGCGGTCGGCCATGACCTTGATGGCCGCACAGCCCTGTAGCGGTGCCTCCACGCACTTGTCGGCCATGAGCGCCCAAACGTTGATGTAGCGGCCCTGGCGCTGGTTGAGCACGCCCTCACAGATGCGGTCGAGCCGGTACGCTTTGCGCCTGGTCGCCCACGTGGCCCCAAGGGTCTGGAACTGAGGCTTCGGCTTCTGCGGCGCGTAGATGTTCGCGACGGCGCTGGACACAGCGGAGCGCAGCAAGCGGAGCCGGTCTCGCTCGGTCGGGGCGCCCGCCACGCTGTCCGAGTTGTACGAGTACGCGCTGTAGCCCTTCATCGCGCGGTTCTCGTAGAGCTCGAGGTTCTTGACGTACTGGTCGCGCCGTCCCGCCTGCTCCTTCTTGTAGCCCTCCACTAGGCGCTCGACCGCTGCGCCCATCTCCTTGTTGTTCTGCTCGAACCAGGGCGCCTCAGGGGCGAGTATTGCGGCCATTATTTCTTCCCGCCCTTCTTCTTTTCCGTGGCTGGCTCTACGAGAACGTACGGATTAGCCTCAAGCACAGGCACAGGAGCGGCTGGGATATACGTCTCGCCCTCCCATGACCCAGCGGTAGGATTCGCGTACTGCGACTCGACGCTAAACGTTTCGTGGCCAGGCTGCTTGTAGGTGTCTGGGAAGTGGTCGACGCCCCACTTGATGGGCTCGCCAGCCTTCTCTTTCCAGTAGCCGCGGTAATCGTAGAAGGCGCGCGGGTCGTTGACGTCGCCGATCTTGTTGGCCTTGGCCCACTGCTGGAAGGCGGCCTCTTCATCTGCGCTCAGTGTGGTCGTCGCGTACGGGTTCGCCTCGAGCTTGGGCGTCGACGCCATCAGGTCCGCTGCCGCCTTGCCCGTAAACGTAAAGGACCGGCCGTCGTTCGTGTGGAACACGTACAGTCCCGGCTTTGGCCCATCAGTCCACGACGTAAAGAGAGGCATCAGTCCCTCCTCAGGCGCTTCTCGCGCTCGTCAATCTTGCTCTGGCGCTCTTTCTTCATCTCGAGCGCAATCGCCTCGGCCGAGCCCGGCACAGGCGGCATCTTCTCGGGCCGGTACAGCGGGAAGAACGAGCGCGTGAGGTACAGGAACGCATCGCAGGCATGGTTCAGGTACCGCTCGTCCTCCTTGCCCGTCTCGGCATCGAACTGGAGCTTCCGTGCCTCGTCGATGAGCGGCCGGCACTCGCCGAAGTGCACCTTGACGCTGCTCGACTCGATGAGCCCCTGCACGTAGTCCTGGTACGCGCGCTTGTTACTCTTCTCGGCCGCCTCGCTGCCCACGCCGAGCTCGTTCATCTGGTCCGAGTAGCCCTTGCCCAGGCCGCCCTCGTCGATGATGACGCGCAGGCTCGAGCCACCCGTCACAGCCAGGAGCTTCTCCTTCAGGTTCTTGACGTGCGCTGCAATCTGCGTCGGCCTCCAGCGCGACTCTGTGTAGGCACGTAGGATGTAGACCTGCCCCGCGTCCTTCCGCTTCGCCCCGAACACAAACGCGGTGCTGTTCTCGCCGTAGCCAAGGTCGATGGCCAGGCCGTAGCTGTACTCGCCCGGCGGCAGTCCGTACGGGCCCTCACCGCTCGGCGTCCAGCTGTTGCGCTCCCACGTGAACGGGTAGACCAGCGCGCCGATGTCCTCGACCCACTCGCCCAGGTACTCACGGCGAAACGACGGGTTCTCTGGGTTGTTGCCGTAGTCCTGTGCGAGCTTGCTGGCCAGGTACTCTTCGGCGTGCGCCAGATACGGATTGTCCCGCATCGTCATGTGGTGCGTCGGCCACTGCACGGTTTGCGGATTCGCCCCGGTCGTGACCTCGAAGAAGTAGCCGGCCATCTGCGCACAGGGCGTACCGGCCAGCACACACGCCCCCTGCAAGTCCATCAGCGCCGGCTCGGTCGAGTCCAGCACGAGCTCGCGCAGGTAGTCCGGCATCGCCATGGCCTCGTCGATGACCACTTCGGCGTACTTGCCGCCTCGAATCTTCTCGACCTGCGCCTTGTCGTCGACGCCGACCAGCCAGATGCGCGACCCGTTAGGCTGGTAGATGTAGAGCAGCGAGTCCTGGTGCACGATGCGGAGGCCGAGCCCCTGCCGTCCGTTGAGCTCCGCGAGGCAGTCGTCCCAGAGGATTTGCCGCGCCTTGCCTCGGGTCAGCGTGATGTAGACGCTCGTGCTGCCCGGATGCTTCTGTCCGGCTCGCAGCAGTCGGCGAGCAAGGGCATGCGACTTGCCGCCGCGTCGACCACCGAGGCACGCCACTCGGCGCCGCTCGTCCATGATGAACGCGCGCTGCTTCGGGTGGGCATCCTCGTGGCTGTGCGCTGCGCTCGCGCCGGCCCTGCGACGGAGCTCACGCATAGTGCTGCGAGGTACGTCCACACAGGTCACGGCTCGACCACCGCCAGAATCTCCTGCTCCCTCACGATGCGGAACTCGCCAGCATCGCCGAACAGGTCCTGAAACTCCGCGCTCTTGTTGTGCCGCGGGACGGTCAGGTCCATGTCGTAGTTCTGCCCGGCGAGCGCATCGACCAGGACGATATCGCCCGGCTTGACCTCGTTCGGCACGAGCACGCCGCCGTACACCTCGCCGCAGCCGCCCTTGACGGGGCGCCGATAGCCAGGGCCAGACGCAAGGACACGGGCCCTCCTGTGCTCTCGCGCGCCGCTCTTGCCGCTATGCACGAGCGTCAGGCCAGATGCGGTCTCGCTCTCACGGGGCAGAAGCTGAATCACTACGTTGTCGGCGTAGGCGCGGAGCGTCATGGCACGAGCTCCGCGGTCATTCCCGAGGCGAACGCGATGATCCAGCGCACGCCCTGGCCCGTTGCGACTGCGCCGTAGACGAAGCCGCCCGGCATCATCACGAGGCGCGTAATGGGCCCGCTGATGCTCATGCTGTTCGAGTAGTGAGCGCCCACCCCGAGGCTGCTCGAGCTGTTCGCCATCATCACGTTGGCAGGGAACCGCAGCTGTGCGACCTCGACACCACCAGTCAGGTCCGGTGCGCGGCCGTCGGGTAGCTCAATCGTCGCTGCTTTCGAAGCCTTCGACGCGCCCCTTGGCTTCGCGCTCTCCTCCGCGATCTTGATCGCTTCGGCCTGCTCCTGTTTGATCTGCTGGCTCGGTAGCATGCTCGTTCGCCTCTGCGGCCTCGATGAGCCGCCTCAGTTCGTTCGTGTCGACACGCTCGGTGTCGGGCGTTGGCTGCTGGACAAGCAGCTTCGATTGCGAGTCCTGCGCCTTGATGTAGGCGTTGACGTCGTCGAGCTCGCGCGCCCACCGAGCTGCGTAGTCGAGATTAGCGAGCAGCCGCTCTCGGTACTCGCCATCGTCGCCCCTGAGCTTCTTGTGGATGCGCCACGCCTGCGACGAGTAGCCGCAAGCAGTGTTGTAGTTCGTGCCGTGCTGTCGGCAGTACTCGCGCAGCTTCGACGGCCCCCACTCGCCCTTGCTGATGAGGTCGAGTATCCGATCGATGTGCCGGTCGGTCTCATTCAACGCCGGTCTCGTGCGCGCGCGCGTGTGAATTGAATGGGGTGGGTCATTTCTTACCCATGGTGGGTCATGAAATACCCGGTCAGAGGGCCAGGCGTCAACTCCCCTGTTTGATGCGCTGCGTATTGACAGCCCCGTTGAAATCTTTGCAATGGGGTCGGGCGCGTGGTTACCTGAGCGGGATGCGGCGCTGGTTGCTCATCGCAGCCCTGACAGGTTGCGGCGGAGACGACGAGGTAGACCCGTCCACCCGATGCTCCGAACTGGGCCAGTCGGTGTGCCAGACGAACGCCAACTGCGCGGTCGAGACAGGGTACATCGCCGAGGGCCGACCGCAGCACCTACGTCTCCAACTGCGTTTCAGGCTTCCGGCAAAGCGCTCGACTGCAGCCGCATCACCAAGGTAACGGGCAACCCGGACGTCTGCGAGTCCGAGTTCGCCTCGACGCCATGCGCGCAATTCGACTCGGTGACGGGCCTGCCGCTGCCCGCCAGCTGTCGCGGCGTCTTCGAGTGACCTAGACGTGGTGGTGCTGTATCTCGTACAGCCCGAGCGCATCGCGTAGCCCAGCGTCGAACGGCACTTCGGGGGCCCATCCGAGCGCTTCGAGCCGCTGACCGCTGAGCGCGTAGCGCATGTCCGGCTTCGGTCGGTTCGGCGGGTTCTCGACCAGCTCGGCGCGTAGCGGCTTGCCCAGGGCGTCGGCAATCATCTCGGCCACGAGCAGGTTGCTGAGTTCCTCGGCGGCTACGATGTTGTACCGGCCGCTGTTCGGGTCGTGGATGACGCCGCCCTTGGTCAAGATGGTCAGGACGGCTCGGCTCACGTCGTCCACGTGGATGTAGAGTCGGCTCGATGGCTTGCCTGCTCGAGCATGTATCTGGACCAGTTGCTCGGTGCGAATCTTCTCGGCGGCGAGTGGGATGAACTTCTCTCGGTCCTGCATCGGGCCGTATGCGTTCGAGCAGTGCGAGACTACCAGCGGCATCCCGTATTGGGCTGCGTAGGCAGGGCACAGGGCTTCCCCGCCGGCCTTGCTCGCGGCGTACGGGTTCTCCGGGTTGAAACGCGCCAGCTCGTCGAACACCTCGCCCTCTGCAGCCGGCCCGAACACCTCGTCGGTGCTGAAGTAGAGCGCCTTCTCGCAGTGCGGCTGGTGCTGCCGGACGTACTCGAGCAGATGCGCCGTCCCGAGCACGTTGTCCATCACGAAGCCGACCGGGTCTCGTACGGAGCGGTCGACGTGGGAGCCGGCCGCCAGGTGCGCGACGTAGCGGAAGTCACCGTACGACCTGAGCCGGTCCGGGTTGATGGCAGCGCGTAGGTCGTGCCAGACGATGCCCATGCGACGCGGGAAGCGCTCGACGAGTGGGGCTAGCCTGCGCTGGTCTCCGGCCGGGTCGAGCCGGTCCAGGACCACGACGGACCAGTCGGTGTGCTCCAGGATGTACCTGGCTAGGTGGCTACCGATGAAGCCGGCGCCGCCGGTGAGGAGGACGCTGGTCATCGCCCCACCACCCATTCGCAGCCGAGCTCGGCGTGCCGCTTCTTGATGTCGTCTGCGAAGTTCCACGCCGTGATGAGCACTCGCTTTGGCCTCCGCTCGTACAGCGTCGACACGGGCAGGATGGGGATGCGCGTTCCTGGCACGTAACGGCCTACCTTGTTCGGGTTGTCGTCCACGACGTACTCGATTGCCTCGGGCTGGTCCGTCGCGTGGATGAGTGTGCAGAGCTTGGCAGGCGCCCCGTAGCAGACGAACGGACCGCGTAGCTTCAGGAAGTCGCGCCAGCCTCGAACACCCTGACCGGCTCGCACGTTGCCGAGCAGCCTCACGCCTTCCCAGAGTTCTGCGCGGCTCTCCTCGTCGAGCAGGTCTTGCATTCGTGCGCTCGGCTCGTTGTGCCCATCGTCGCCGCCTCGGTGCATGTCCTTGCAGTTCCGCACGAAGATGCGCACTGAGCCGCCCTGCGAGTCGATGCGGTGCGCGTCGACCATGGTCATGCCGTGCTTGCGGAAGAACCGGACGAGCGGGCTCAGGTGATGGTACGAGACGTGCTCGTGGTAGATGGTGTCGAAGGCGTCGCGCTTGATGACGTCCGGCAGGTAGCCGACTTCGACGACGAACAGCCCGCACGGCTCGAGCAGTGTCCTTACGCCGCGGGTGAAGTCGTCGAGGTCGTCCACGTGGGCGAAAACGTTGAGGGCGGTGATGCAGTCGACCTTGCTGGCCTGGCCCCTTGCCCATTCCTCGGTAAAGAACGCCCGCACGCCGAACTCCTCGGGGCTGCACGGGTCGACGCCGTACGCATTGAACCCTGCGCCACGGAGCTTGGACACGAATGTCCCGTCATTGCTCGCGACGTCGAGAACGCGGCCCCTCTTCGGATAGTGGGGGATAACCTCGCCCACCAGCGACCATGCCAACTCCTTGAGATGCGAGTGAAACGCTAGGCTCGTCCCCGACTGGTACGGGTAGTCCGGCGGGAACAGCCGCTTCGGGTCGACCACGACGGGGAGCTGCACGTGGCCGCACGCTTTGCAGCCGACGAGATGGAGGGGGAAGCGGTCTTGGTGGAAATTGCCGAGACCGTCCGGCCACTTCATCAGCTCATTCGCCAGCGGCGTGTCGTTCAGCGTCAGCAGCCGCTCGAGGTCGGGCGAGTGGCACAAGCGGCATGTGGTGCGGATGTGGAAGTCGGTCATCCTCCAAGCTCCCGAGCTACCTGCTCCCATTTGTTGGAGGCGCGCTCCCAGCGAACAGCGGCACTGCGCCACGTGTCGGCCGCCTTCTTCCAGTAGTTCTGGGCATGTAGCCCGTACGCCCACGCGCAGGTCATCACGAACGCTACCGCCCATCCTGCTGCCGCAGCGGGCGTCATTCGAACCACCCCACCCGGACCAAGTCGGCCTCATGCTGCTCGTTCGTCCGGTGCAGCCGGCTGACGCTGATCATGGCCGTCATCACCGGGAACTCGCTCCAGTGCTCGACGTTCGGCCCGGTGAACACCATCTCGCCAGCCGCAACGCGACGGAACGATGGCTTGCTGTCGCTGCCCACCGGCCGCTCGTAGTAGTTCATGTAGCCGTAGATGACGTACAGGTAATGCCAGTCCGAGCGGTGCCAGTGCGACGACCGGCGCGAACCGGGCTTGCACTCGAGGTACGAGACGTTGCCCGCGACGTTCAGGTTCCGGATGGTGCCAGCCGCGTTGCTTACGTCTGGCCCAGGCGTGATTGAATCTCCGCCATGAGTTTCTCTGCTGTTGTTCATGCATGCCTCCAGTACTTGCCACTAGCAATCCGGTACACGGTCGCCGGGTGAACGCCGAAAGCGCGCGCCACTGCCGGGCCTGTCTCAGTCTTTGCGGCCTCGCGGATTGCCCGCGCCACTGCCGGCTTCAGTCGCACGTTGGCCCCATGACGCTGACGCTTGGCCATGTCGTCAGAGTTGTCCTGGTGCGTACCTAGCTCCAAGTGCTCTGGGTTGGTGCAGAGAGGGTTGTCACACTTGTGGCGCACTATCTGCCCCTCCGGGATTAGCCCGTGAGTTAGCTGCCACGCTACGCGGTGCGCCAGCAGCCACCTGTTCTTCGGTATGCTGAACTTACCGTATCCCCTGTTGCTCAGCGCTGCTGCCCACGGCCAGCACTCGTCGGGCCCGCGCTTGTCGACCTTTGCCCAGAACCTTTCAGCCCATTCTTTCACGGATGGCCTCCATGAGTCGTTCTGCTGTGTGTCGCCATGTGTGCTCCTTTGCAAAGGCCTCGGCCCATTTGTTGACCGCCTTGCGTTCCTTCTCGAATCGCAAGCACTCGATGACGCCCTCTCGCCAGTAGCGCTGCCAGTCTTCAGTTGAGCGCTTGACGTACCGTGCCCCGCCGTAGATGCTCCCCAGCGCATCACAATCCGTGATGACCGGGCACGCCCTCGCCGCGCACGCCTCGAGCACCGTGCAGCTGAACCCCTCGGACCATGTCGTCGTGTCGCAGGGGTAGGCCAGCACTTCCGCCTCGGCCATCTCGCGCTCGATCGTTGCACGTGAAACCGAATCGCAGACCGTTATGTTCCACTCCGGCCCGGACATGCGCCGTAGAGCCTCCTCGACGTAGAGCGCCCTGGCTCGCAGCGGTTCGATCGGAGGGTAGAACGGCGTCTGGTCGAAGCCGCGCAGCCACGGCTCGAGCCGGTAGAAGATGCGCAGGTGAGCGTGCGGAACGGCACGTTTGATGGCGGGCCACCCCTGCAGCAGATGGTGCAGGCCGCGGTCGGGTGACGAGCAGTAGACGACCCTGCCCGGTACCTTCGCGGCGCCCTGGTACCGCTCCGGGTCACATCCCAGCGGCACGACGCACCACTTGGCCGCATCTGGCTCGTACTGCGCCTTTCCGTTCGGATGCTCCGGCGTCACCTCGACACGGCGCCATGCCGGGTTGGTCATGACCTGCTCGAGATGGGGCGCGCTGGGCGAGGCGAACAGGTCCACGTGCTGCTCGAAGCCGGCCTTTGCGAAGGTCCAGTCGTTGAGCAGCGCGTAGCAGACCTTGAACTTTGCCCGTACGTCGCGGAGCGGGTCGGGGCAGTTGATGCTGATGGCGATGTCCCACTCGTCGCAGTCGATGTGCGGGCCGCCACGGCGAGCATCCCATGGGGCGATGTACGAAGCCGTCGTGTCGCTGGTACACCACGCCTCCGTGCGCTCTGTCTTGGTGAATAGCGCAACACGCTCATGCGTCGCGGCCAGTTCCTCCAGCAGTCGCACCGCCGCCATCTCGCTGCCGCTCAGACCGCGCGGGTCGTCTCGGTAGCCGTCGAGGTCGAGCGAGCCGCGGAAGGACAGCATCCAGGGGTCAAAAAGCAGGCAGATGCGCATCAGCCCCAGCCCTTTCCGTTCAGAACATCGTAGTAGAGACCGAGGTAGTTCTCCGCCATGGTCATCCGGTCGAACTCCTCGCAGGCGCGCTGCCGACAGATTCTGCCCTGCACCGCGATGAAGTCCTCCAGCGGGAAACCATCCACTTGCTCGGTCAGAGTCTTGATACCCTCCTCCACGCCGACCACGCCCAGGACCTCCTTGCAGCTACCAATGTCCGGCGCGATCACAGCCGTCCCGCACGCCATCGCCTCAATCTGCGACAGCCCGAACGGCTCCTGGAACTGCGGCAAGAACAAGAGCGCCTTCGCGTCGCTGTACAGCTCGACCTTCCGCTGATGGTGCTCCGGGTCGGGCGGCAGGAACTCAACGCTGATGTTGTCGTGGCCGCGGACCAGTTCGCAGATTCTGCGCGCGTACTCGGCCTGCGCCGGATGGTCCTCTACTGGGTCCGTGCCGGCGATGAGCAGGTTGATGCCGGTCGCTTTGGCCAGCTCGATGCCCTGCTCTATGCCGCGGACCGGATGCCAGCGGCCAAGCATCAAGAAGAAGTCTTGCTTGCCCTTCCCGGTCGGCTCGTATGCCTCCGTGTCGATGCCGTTCCAGACCACCCGGCAGTCCTTCAGCGGCGTCCCGTTCGGCCCGCCCATCTCCGGCGTGTCCGTGCCTTCGTAGTCCGTTGCGCCTCGGAGCAGACGGTCGCGTTGAGCGTGGGACTGGGCCACGACGTTGCGGGGCGGGTGAGCGTGGCGCCATGGGCCGCCCCAGATGGTGCAGAGGGATCTGCGCGGGAATGCTGAGTGGAAACTCTTCTCAACGGAGCAGTCGTGGATAACGTCGGCAGCTTCAAACCACGGCGCCATCTGCCACAGCGCACAAAGCTCAGCGTCCTTTGCGCTCGGCGTCGCTTCGAACCGGCTCGGAGTGGACGGCATCGTCCGCAGGTCGACACCGTCCGGCGCCACGGTGCCATCCGGTGCAAACAGGTCGACCTGATGCCCCATCTCCACAAGCGAGCGGGACAGGTCGAGCAGTATCTGGCTGTCACCGGTCCGGGCCGGAGAGGGGAGCGGCCATGCGTGCGAGGCGATGAGAGCGATTCTCATCGGGGCCTCGCAATCAGCATCTCGCACGGGTCGCGCGGCACCACTTCGAACGTGTTGTAGCCGTAGCCGGCCAGAATGGCGCGGCACTTGTCGGTCAGCTCCGGGTCAAGGAACGTGTGCGACTCGACGATGACGCGCGGCTTGAGCCGGGTCAGCAGGTCCTCGGCGCCACGCAGCGCTTGCAGTTCGGCACCCTCAACGTCCAGCTTGAACCAGTCGAGGCGGGACATCGTACCGACCATGTCGTCCAGCCGTGCCGCAGGGTAGCCGCGCGTGATGGTCTGGGCTGGCCAGTGCGGCGCGTAGTCCTTCATATCGACCACGGCCGGGCAGTCCCACAGCGCCGAGTCGACCACTGCACACCGGTCCTCCCAGCCGTTCGCCGCAAGGTTCCGCCGCAGGTCTTCCGCGATGCTCGGCTCCGGTTCGAACGCAAAGACGAAGGACGCGCCGGCATCCAGCGCCGTGAGCGTGTAGGCCCCGTACGACGCGCCCGCATCGACCACGACGTCTCCTTCGCGGACCTTCCAGTACCGCTCCCTGAAGTCACGCTCCTCCTCCAGGCAGGTCAGCGAAAACGCGGGGTGCATTGTGCCTTCGACGAGTTGGATCATTTGACGGCCTCCAGAGCGAACGAGTGGGACATGCCCTTGTCGATGCAGTCGTTGAATGGGCCGCTCTTGTTCGGGCCGAGCAGCTTGAAGCCGGCGGCCTGTAGTCGCTGCCCGAGAGAGCGGCTCGTGTAGAGGTGCATGTGCCCTTCGTAGTGCTCCGCTGTGCCGCCGGCACCGAACATGATGTACGCGAGCTGGTCCTCTGGCATGGCGTAGGCCTTGGCGTAGTAGTCCGGCTGCTCGTGGTTGAAGTCGCTCATGCAGGTGTGGCTCCATTCGTGGTCGATGTATGCGTCCAGGAGCTTGTCCAAGTCCGGCGTCGTGAACCGAATTCGCGCGCTTAGCTTCAGCATCCGGTAACACTCCGCCAAGAACTGCGGCACCTCGTGTAGCGGGTTGAGATGCTCAATCATCTGACCGCAGTAGATGGCATCGACCGACCCGTCCGCGTACTCAGCGAACCCCTCGCGCAGGTCCTTCCGCTTGAAGGTGATACGGCCGGCCGCGATGTACTCAACGAGCCGCCGCTGCTCTTCCGGCCACGTCACGACATCGGCCGGAGTGAGCGGGCGCAGATGGCGCAGGTACGTCTCTTCCACGTCGTCCCGGTCCAGGTTGATCCAGTCGGGGAAGACGTTCGGGCCGGACGCAATGTTCAGCCTGATCACAGCCGCACCTCGGCGAAACGCGGCATCGGCTCGAGCTTCCGTTCGGCCTCGAGTTCGAGCAGCATCTCGGACCAGTCGGAGGCGAGGGAGTCGAGGGAGAAGTGCTCGCGGGCGCAGAGCATCGCTTCCGCCCGGTCGTCCTCGAAGCTGCCTCGCATGTCCTCGACCACCTCATCAACGAACCGGTCCATGTACCCTGCTGTCGGCTCCCTGGTCTGGCTGTCCCATGCCAACAGCGCGCCGACGTGCACCGTCTCCGACAGCGCAGCGATGTCGCTCGTCACCACGTGCAAACCAGCAGCCTGTGCCTCCATGGCGGTGACGCACGAGGTCTCCGAAAACCAGGTCGGATACGCGAGGACACCGGCCCGCATGAACTCGCGAGCCAGCTCCTTCTGCCCGATGCGGTCCCGGAACACGACGCCGGGAGTCGCTTCGAGCAGCTTGGCGATGTGCCGCGCGTGTTGGATCTGCGCGTGGTCCCCCACCGCCTCGGCCACCGTCAGCCAGTTCTTGAAGCCGTAGAACACGTGTAGCTCTGCATCCGGGACCCTGGCGCGCACAGTCGGCCAGGCCAGGAGCGCCGCCAGCAGGCCCCGGTCCGGGCTCGACGAGTAGACCGCTCGGTGCGGGTGACGCTCCTCGGTGCCGTCGAACCGGCTGAGGTCGATGCCGTTCCGCGTGACGTGCACCTTCTCGGCCGGCAGCCACGGGTAGCACTGCTCGAAGAAGCCCTTGTGCCAGTTGCTCAGGCACAGGATGCGGTCCAGTCGGGCTGCTCGCCTCGGGGTCAGCGCATCGCCGCAGTGGACGTCGTGGACCCACAAGATTCGAGCCGACGCCTTCAGCCCTTCGTCGTCGACCGCCTCGGGCCGTCTGGACGTGATGAGCACGTCGCACCGGACCGACCGGTACCGGGCCGCGTCTAGCCACTCTACGCCCTCGTATAGGCCCTCTTGCTCCGGGGTGCAGTGCCCGTACAGCCTGACCCGGTGCCCGAGCTTACGGAGGCGCCTGGCGAGCTCCCAGGCCATCGTTTCGCTGCCGCCCATGCCGCCCTTCTCGAACGTCTCAGGCGTCCACGGCTCGACCCCATGGCCGACGTAGAACACCAAGTCGAGCTTCCCCGGCTCGGGCTTCTGCGGTTCGACGCGGAGGTCGGACGGTACGGACAGCATCCGGACCTTGCGTTCACCGAGCGGCGGCAGTGCAGCCAGAGCAGCGTGCGCCTCAGCCTTCCTGAGCGCCCGCTTCGCCTCTTCGTAGTGGTGCCGGAGTGTCGCGTTCTCGGGCGTAATCTCCAGGCCCCACTGGCAGACCTTCAGCGTCTTCTCGTGGTCGCCCAGGATGGCAGTGCAGGCGCTCAGGAGCTCCAGTGCTCGAGCTCGCTCCATCGGGTCGGTGTAGAGCAGGGCGTCCCGTAGCGGCTCGGTCTCGATGCCGCGGAACAGCCACTGCGTAGCTATGCGGATGTTCTTGAGCTGTGCCGGGTCGAGCTGCCGCGTCACCGCGAACTCCTCGGGCCGGGCTAGCTGGTAGTAGCTGCGACCGAGTGCCAGCATCGGCTCGGGCCAGTTGCGGACGAACATGGCTTCCGTGAACCACTTGTTCGCGTCCTCGTGGAAGCCGGCCGAGGCGTAGACGAAGCCCAAGTCAAGCATCGCGCGGCACTTCTGATCGTCCCATCGGTCGAGCTCGATGGCGCGCTTGTACGCTCGGGCCGCTCCGCCCAGGTCCTTCGCCCGGAACAGCTCCTGCCCGTAGTAGTACAGGGCGCGCGGGTCCGCATCGCCGACACGCTTCACGTAGCTTTGCAGGATGCGCAAGTTCCGGTTCGGCTCGCGCTGCTTCTTCGACTCGCGCTGCCGATGAATGACCCGCACCGAGTCGTCCTTGATGTCGACGCAGTCCGGGCCGGTCGGCATGCAAATCTCGTGGACCGGGCTGAACCACTCGAACCGGCTCGGTGGGCGCATCAGCCGTTCGCGGTACTGCAGCAGCGTTACCCGGCCGCTGTCGTCGTGCGCGTACTCGTACGGCATCACGAAGCGGCAGTAACGGTCCGGCGCGGCAGCAGCGAGCTTGCGCAGGTTCTCGCCTTGCTGAACGATGTCGTCCGCGTCGAACCAGCAGACCCAGTCGCCCGTCGCCAGTTCGAAGCTTGCGTTCCGAGCCACCGCGAAATCTTCGATGCGGCCCTGCGCGTCGTTGCAGTTGGTGAACAGTGACCAGCGGTCGGCGTAGTCCTTCGCGATCGCCGGCGACTCGTCCACGCTGCCCGTGTCGAGCACGCACAGCTCGTCCACGTGCGGCCGGATGCTCTCGAGGCAGGCGCGAAGGGTGCTCGCGTCGTCGCGGACCAAAAGGCAACAGGACAGCTTCACTTCTTTTTCTCCAGCTTCTTCATGAACCGTTCGATCTCCTCGGCGGTAACGGTCGGCTTGTCGACGTACTGGCGGCAGGGCACCGCAGGAGGCGCCTTGCGGATCGGGATGCGCTTGGCCGCCTCGTGTGCCGCCTTCTGCTCCTCGGTCCACCTGTCGTCGCTCACGGCCTCGCTCCCGGCTGCGGCGCCCTAGGGCATCCTGGGTCGTGCTTCCGCGCTCGGCAGGTCCGGTCGCCGGCGCATAGGAAGTCGTGGATAGGCTGTAGGCGAGCCTCCTCGGCCTGCACCTGGCGATGCTGTTGAAGTCCTGGCGGAGTACCGTTGCGCGCGCCGTACTCGTTGGCCCGCCGGAGCCACGTCCTGAACGCTGCGTCGAAGTTGCTCTTCGGGTCCTTGAATTCGTGATCGCGGAACTGCGTCAGCTGCTGGTCAAAGTTGACCCCCAGTTGACGCGCCAAGTCCCGATGCGCATCGTTCGGTGACCATGATTCCGGCACCTGACGAAGACGCGGTTTCGGCCCACGCGCGCGCTTGCTTTCAGGTCTTGATCCAGAGCTAAGAAGAGAAGCAGAAATCCCTTTAGAAACTGAAAGCTTATCGAGACTGGAAGGGATAGGGGGTGTGGGGGAAAGGGGAACAGAGCTACCGCTAGCCCCCTGTTCCGCCATCATCTTACCCAACGCCTCGTCTACAGTTTGCCAACTACCTAACCACGGTATACGCAACAGCTCCTTCGCGCCTCGTAGGAAGCCTGTCCCGGTCTCACCTTCAAGGTGTCCACGTATCTTCTTCAGTCCGTGCAGCAGTGATACACGGTCTACCCCCATCGCGACTGCAGCCTCTCCCGGCGTCCACCCCGTGTCTTCCACAGTCTTCCACCAGGCTACGTGTCGCGCCTCGGCCAGGGTCGGCTGGCGCTGTTCCTTCCAGAGCAGCTCAGGTGAGACGCCGTAGATGGCAGCGACGCGCGCAACGATGGCTACCGCGGCCGGATGGTGCGGGGTCATTCAGCAGCCTCCGGTCTCGATGCGGCCTTGAGCATGAGGCCGGCCCGCATCCTGGCTCGTCCCACGCTGGTTTGAGGGCAGTACCGCGCGGAGTGGCCGACCTTGTCGCAAAGCACGCAGCAAAGCCCGGCAGCGCCCATCCTGCGTATCAACCTCCGGATACATGCGGTGCACGTGTCCCGGTTGGTTCTGTGCTCACATTCAGCCATTGCCCCTCACCGCCTCCAGCGCCTCGGCCACAGACCGGACCGTCGCGACCCGGACGCCCTTGTTCGCCGCGCGCCGGTGCCAGTCGGACTGAGCCGGCCGGAGCCGAGCGCCCGGCGTCTTGACCTCGAGCCAGGTGGGCCGCTCGGCGATGACCAGCAGGTCTGGCGTCCCCGGGCTCGCGCAGTGGACGAAGTTCTGGCCGACCTTGACCTGCCCGGACTGGATGCGTTCGACCCAGTAGCCGAGCTTCTCCAGGGCCGACCGGATCGAGCGCGACAGCGCCGTCTCGTTGGTGCGGGGGCGCTTGGTCATGCCACCACCCCCATCCGGTGGGCAGCTTCGGCCAGCGCCCAGGCAGCCGCGCCGTGCGAAGTTCCCAGAGGGGAATGCCGGTCAGGCGAAGTACGCGACTTCGCTACCGATGGTAGTGCTTTCGTAAAGCGGAGGTCCCGGGTTCGAATCCCGGAGTCGGCTCCAGCACTTACAAGCATGAGCGGGGAACTTTCGGGGAACGTCGTGCCGAGTACGGCGAGCTTGTTGGTCTCTGCCAGCTTGCGCGCGTAGCGCTCCGTCACCGTCACCGACGAGTGCCCGAGGTGCTGGCAGACCTCGTCGATGCTCCACTTGCGACCCCACCAGCCAGCGAGCAATGCGGTGGCGCAGGTGTGCCGCAGGTCATGCCATCGGACGCGACGCTCGATGCCGGCGGCCTTGACCCACTTCGACCAGTTGCGCGGCGTCTTGGTGCGCCTGCCCTGGTTGCCGGTCCAGATGAACTCGCGGCGGCCCGGGGCGAGCTCTAGCGCACGCCACGCCGGCTCGAGCAGGTGAACGGTCCGGCCGTGCCCTGACTTCGGCGGCAGCCCCTTCACGCTCCGGCGGACCACGATCAGGTGATCGCCCACGTCCTCCCACTTCAGCCACCAGACCTCGGAGCGCCGGAGCCCGGTCATGAGCGCGAACACCACCAGCGGGCGGTAGGCGTTCGGGACGGCCTTGAGCAGCGCCTGCTGCTCGGCGGGCGACAGGATGCCAGCGAGGTCGTCCAGGGCCGAGCGGTCGGCGGCGCGGTGCACGCGAACGTCTCGGGCCGGGTTGGCGTCGAGCAGCTCCCGGTCAACGGCTTCCTGAAGAGCGACGCGGAGCAGGGACAGCGCCTTCTTCTTCGACCGGTACCCGAGCCGGAGCCCGTCCATCCAGTCGAGGACGTCCCGCCGGCGGAGCATTGCCACGGGTAGCTCGCCGAGGTCTGCTGCCGCGATGTGCTTGTTCCAGTACGTCTTATCCGTCGCGTAGCCGCGCACCCCAGAGAGCTCCCGACGGGTCAGGAAGCCCAGGCCGAAGGCCTTCAGCGTCACGCCGTCGCGGATGTCGTCCGACGCGGCGGAGAGCACGAAGGCATCGGCAGCCGCCTCGGCCTGAGCCTGGGCGACGCCGGACACGATGGTCTCGAGCTTGCCGGCGACGCGCGTCCGTACGCGGAACTTGCCGGACCCTTTCGGGTGTTCCTCGACGTTCGGGCGGCGGGTCACTTCTTCGCCGCCAGTCGCTTCAGGGTTCGTCGCGCTTCGGCCAACGGCTTGAGAGTGTCGCGCTCGAAGGCCTGAACATCGTTTGCGGACCGTGTCGCAGCAGTCCTGAACCAGGCTTTCGCCTCGGCCTCCAGCTCAGCAATACGCGCCTCGGTGCAACGCACCTCCGTTGCCCAGTCGCTTTCTACTTCGTTCATGGCGCCTTCCTTGCTGCCCTCCGCGCCTCGACGATTGCGCGTTGTACATTTCGCGCTTTCGTCTTGCGCGGCGGCTTGATCTTGGCGGGAGCGCTCTGCTGCTTCTCGAGCTCGTCCAGGGCCTGGTTCAGCTCCTGCAGGAGCGCACGGATTCGCTCGGTCACTGTTCCGCCTCCAGCTTGCGCAGCTCACAGCCCGTGTCGACCGGCTCGCCGAGGTACGCGTAGACCGTGTTCCGGTCGACGCCGAGCACCTTGGCCGTCTTGCTGATCGAGCGGTTCCAGAAGAACACGGCCTGCACGTATCGGCGCTTGACCGCGTCGAGGCTGAGTTCCTGGACCGCGAGTGCGGAGAAGTCACCGCGCGGCGCAGGCACCGACACGTCGGTACGGTCGCCACGGTACCGAGGGCCGCTCACCAGAACACCCTCAGCACCGCCGCGGTCAACAGCGGGGCGAGGAGGACGAGGAGGGATGCGCCGACACCTCCAATTCGTTCAGCATTGCCAGAATCGAGACGGGTGCGCAGATGGGAGGTGCTCATGAGTGCGCCCTCTCGGTGTCAGGCGGATCGTCCCAGTCGGGCTCAGGCTCGACGCCGAGGACCAGCCACGCCGCAGGCACGCGCAAAGCATTCGCCAGCTGCTCCAGGACGACCAGGGACGGGCTTTCGATGGTCGCGGTGCCCTCGGACCGGTCAGGGTCCAGCGAGCGCTCGAGATGCGTCACGTAGGCGTTAGAGAGACCAGCGGACTCACTCAGCGCCTTTTGCCCGAGGCCGCGCTTCTTCCGCGCGTACCTCACTCGCTCAATCGGG